CTCGTTACTAATCCAGATGTATTATTTAAAGTTGGAGAAGAAAGCGTGAATATGAAAGAAGGAGAGTGTTACGAAATTGATGTTAGTCTGTTACACTCAGTTTGGAACAACGGCGACACACCAAGAGTCCATTTGATAGTGGACATTATGCCGAATGAGTTAATAAAATGATTCCTAATTGGGTAAGAATATTGGTACCTGCAGTATTGTTTGCAGGTTTATTCAGAGTCATTTTGGCTCATTTCGTTCCGTTGTTTTTCTTATGAATAATCCTATCGCAGTAGCTGCGGTGAAGGCAGCAATCATAGCAAATATATTTTATGTTCTCTTGAAAACAGCAGTGGAGTATAGATGGTAATATGTTCTTGTAACGTCGTAACGACTGAAGATATTCGAGCGGTGCTGACATATGCGACAGCAGCGAACGAAAGACAGGTTCTCAATATGCTTGGTTGGGAATCCGATTGTGCAGTCTGCGCCAATAATCTGGTGACAGAAATTCGTAAGGTGATGAAGGAGTTTGAACATGGCGATGAATTACAAGGTTGTTGAGATTGGTGGTTCTTATTGCGTCGAGGAAAAGACCACAGGATATATCATCGAGGCATATAATACCCCAGAAGAAGCCAAGAAAAAGATGAAATTTTTGAATTTAGGCGGTGGATTTGATGGTTTTACACCCTCTTTTGTGCTTAGTGAGAATACCAAAAACCTAAATAAAAGCAGCAAAAATATGTAGGACGCCTTGAGCGTCAGCGGCACGAGCCACAATAGAAGGGCCACGGAATAGTCGGGAGTAAATGGTGGGGTTCCACCCGACCGTATTTTTGTTAGAATTTATCGGGGCGAGTCGAAAGGCTCGCCCTTTTGTCTTTTAAATAAATGCTTGACATAAGGCTCCCCATTCCGTAAGATAAATATCTTAAAACTTAACTCTGGGGATAATAATGTTTACATTCTCGCAATATTTGACAGAAAGAAAAGATCTCGGTGGCCTTTCTACAAACGAGGCAGGCAAATTACACGAGGTTCTTCTTGGCGGTCTAGTTCATCATTACGCTCAAGAATATCAGAAGAATAAAAATTTCGGACATAAAAAAGCTCATGAGCTTGCAATGGCCGCCATCAGTAACCCCAAAAAGGTTAGAGGTGGGCATATGTATAACATCAACCATATGCCTCAGTTTAAGAATATTGATAACAAGTCTGCTAAACAATTGCATGACGAATTCGGGGCTAAACTCTCACCAGAAAATTATCATGAAAGCTATCTACATGCGCTTCACGGCGCATCAGCTTTGATAGATCATCTTCATAATAATGGCATCAAAGATATTAAAGGCGCACACTTTACCGCCAATAAAAACGACATCAACAGATTGCCTGGTTATGAAACCATTTCTGACGAAAAGAATAATTCAGACATCGTTGTTGAACATGGTCACAAAGGAAAATATTTCGGCGTTAGTTTAAAATCTGGTAAAGAGTCTAAACTAAACAATCCTGGTATGGGAACTGTTAGAGATCTTATTGACCAGTATCATCAAAAGATAACAGGTAAAAAAGGAACATTTAGTTCTGATGCCTCGAAAGCAGAAGCTGCAGCCAAACAAGCTCACCTAGACATTCTTAACAAGAATAAGTCATTCTTGAATAAGCATTTTGGTGAAAATGGTATAACATTGGCTGGCGGATTAAAGAAAAACAAAGACGGTAATCTAGAATTAAACAAAGAAGCATTTAGATATCTCGAAAAAGCCGAGCCAACAAAAGACGACAAATATGGTCATATGTATTCTGATGCTAAAACAAGAAAGCAGTTTCAAGATATATATGCAAATCTGAGAGATTCTAGAACAGAGACAGCCAAAAGAGCCACAAACGCTTCTATGTCAAAACACATTCAGAATATTATGGCTCAACAAAAAGATCCTTCTAAACATGAAATGATTAGAGAATTTATGAAAAAATTCTATAACATTGGCAGACAAGAAGGACAAATGCCAGTTGTTAGATTGAATACTGCTAAAAATACAGCGGGCGCTGTTAAGAAAGGAGCTCCAGAAAGAGTTTCTACAGTATCAGATGCAGAGTCTGATTTTGACAAGGGATTCAATTCTTCGATTGGTAACTATAAAGTTACTAGTAATCCAGGAACTATCAACACTACCATAACTTCGCCATCAGGTCATAACGCTAGTTTGGTAGTTGATTCTTCGCCAGCTGGTGGTGGTAGTATGGTAAACAGGGCGGGAGTTCACGTTTGGGATAAATCAGTCCATGGTGAAGAACCAGCCCCTGCACCTGCTCCAACAAAAAGAACCAAAGCAGTAAGCACTAGAGTTGCACCAAACGGGTTTCCAGAGCATATGCACCAAGCGCATAAAGATACAACATACATGGGACACCAAGACATATGAGAATAGATTTCAAAACCTTTCTTTCAGAACAAGCAGCTGCCCCAGAAGGAAAAGCGCTAAAACACTTAACTCATGTCGAAGATCATGTCATTCACAATGGTCATGATGGTGTTGCTACTGCCGACGAACATCTTCGTGGTATGCACGATATGTTACTTGGTAAAAGATCAAGTTTGCACGCTTCTACGAAATACGATGGTGCACCATCAATTGTATTTGGACAGCATCCAGAAACTGGTCAGTTCTTCGTAGCATCAAAATCAGCGTTTAACAAAACGCCAAAGATTAATTATACTGAAGAAGATATTGAACGTAATCATGGCCATGCTCCTGGATTAGTTGAAAAGCTAAAACATGCATTGCGTCATCTTCCTGGTATTATGCCACGTGAAGGCGGGATATATCAGGGCGACCTAATGCATACAGAGGGTGATGCAGTAACAAAAGACGGCAAAACTTCTATAACTCCAAATACATTATCATATTCTGCTGCAAGCGATTCGCCAGAAGGCAGAAATATGGCAAAGAAACTCGGTGTTGTCGTTCATACAAAGTATACTGGGCGTGGTGGTTTAGGTAGTATGTCAGCGCAGCCACTAGATGATAAAACACGTGCTAAATTCAGAGATCATCCAGACGTTAATAATATTGATCCAACAATAGACGTTAATCCTTCTAATTATTCTCCAGAAGATCAGAAGGCATTTCTTAATCATATGGATAAAGCTAAAAGAGTTTATGCTTCTATGAAACCAGAAGCAATGGACGCTGTTGCTGGACATGGAGCTAATCTAGAAGGCCATATTAATAATATGATTAGAACTGGCGGAACTGCATCAGTTCAGGGTTATATGGATCATTTAACTGCAAGACATCAGAAAGATCTAGAAAAAGTCAAGACAGACGCTTCCAAGCAAAAGAAAATACAAGCACATGGTGAATTGCTTTCTCACATCAGCAATAACAGAGAGCATTTCGAAAAGCTATTACAACTTCATGGTCATCTACAAGATGCCAAAAACGTTCTAGTTGGCGTTTTGGCTAAGAATGCTCCATACGAGCATAGCGTTGCTGGTGAGCACACTGGTCCAGAGGGAACAGTTGTTGTTGATAAAAAGGGTAATGCTTCGAAATTCAATAACAGAAGAGAATTCAATCGCCTAAATTTCTTGAAAGGCGCATTCCAGAAACAGCAGGTAGCAAATGCAGAAGCACAACTTCAGTAATTATTTTTTAGCAGAAGCAGATAAAACAACTCATGTAATGACATTCATGAGAGCCAATCCACCAACTATTGGCCATGAGCGAGTTGTCAATCATGTTATGGATCTCGCTAAAAATTTAGATGCAAATCATAGCATAGTTCTATCTCATTCTTTTGATGGCGATAAGAACCCATTAACTGCTGAACAGAAATTAAGACATGCACAGATAGCATTTCCTGGCGCTAATGTAACAACTTCATCGCCAGAATCTCCAACATTGTTACACCACGCTTCAGAATTACATAAGAAGGGCGTAAAGAATTTACACCTTGTTGTTGGGCAGGACAGAGTGGAACAGTTCCAACAACTATTATCTAGATATAACGGTCAAGAAGGACCACATGGATTCTTTAATTTCGATAATATTACTGTTCACTCTGCTGGTGGGCGTGATCCAGACGCTGAGGGCGTTGAAGGCGTTTCAGGAACAAGCCAAAGAAACCACGCAAGACTAGGAAACTTTGAAGGTTTCCGTGCAGGCGCTCCAAGTCGTATGACAGACGAACAAGCCGCTTCTCTAATGAATGATATTCGTAACGCTAAAGCTCCAGAGAAACCAAAGAAGCCAGCAGCAAAGAAAAAACTTAAAGAAGATACAACAACTGCAGTAGATGTTAGAGGACTAGGATATATAACTGGAGATCCAGCAGTCGATAGTTCTGTTACAACAAACGATGTTGATTCTAATTTCTTCAGAGGAGGATTAACTTCTTCGATAAAGAAAAGCGATAATCCTTTGGCTGCTAGAATAGGTTTTAAATCGTTTAACCCTAATATGATCTCAAGAGATAAAACTCTACAATACTGGGACACAGACGAGAATGGTGACCCATTAAAGGGTAGAAGGAAGAAATAATGGCACAGTTTCGTAAAGACACTCATCAATATTTACCAGACGGTAAGACTATATTTGAAGTTGTTATGCTCGCCGATCAGTTTGGTAATCAAGTTGGTCCAGCAAATCCAACAGGAACTGCTGTTGATGCTTTTGGAAGAGCGAGAGTTTCGAGCCCATTAACTCTTTTTGATTCCTCTCATCGTTACCGTGATAACAATTTATGGTCCACTTCAAACACTGCCGGTGGAACTTATGCCTTTTCTACCAACGAAGGTCTTGTTAATCTAAACGTATCTACTGCAACAGATGCAGAAGTTGTTCGTGAAACAACTAAAGTATTTTCTTATCAGCCTGGTAAATCCCTTCAGATTATGAACACTTTTGCTTTCAATACTGCAAAAGCTAATTTAAGACAACGTGTTGGATACTACGGCGCCAAAAATGGTTTTTATTTAGAATTAGATGGCACAACTCTTTCTTTTGTTGAAAGAACTTATGTATCTGGTGGTTTACAAGAAACGAGAGTTTCTCAGGCAAATTGGAATATTGACAAATTAGACGGCGTTGGCGCTTCTCTGTTAACATTAGATATCACAAAAGCTCAAATTCTGTGGATGGATATTGAATGGCTTGGTGTTGGTTGCGTTAGACTTGGGTTTGTTATTGATGGTAAATTTATTCATTGTCATACATTCTATCATTCAAATTTGGTAACAACAACTTATATTACAACAGCTTCATTACCATGCCGTTATGAAATTAAAAATACTGGAACTACTTCTGGTTCAAGCACCTTAAAACAAATTTGCACCTCTGTTATTTCAGAAGGTGGTTACGAACTAAGAGGATTACAACAAGCCATTGGAACAGCTATTGGCGCTCCTAGAGATTTAACAACAGTTAATACATATTATCCAGTTGTCTCAATTAGATTGAAGGCTTCTCCTGATAGACTGGATGCTATTGTTATTCTTACTGCTTTATCGATACTAGGAATAACCAACAATGCTAATTATAATTGGAGAGTAGTAGCTTCTGGTACAACTACAGGCGGAACATGGACTACTGCAGGAGATGATTCTGCTGTTGAATATAATCTTACAGGAACAAGTTTTGCTGGTGGAAGAATTTTGGCGTCCGGATGGACCAGTGGTTCTAATCAGGGTTCAAGTCCTGTTGATATTCTAAAAGAAGCACTATTTAAGTTTCAGC